AGATCAGGTGGTGGTAGTTCATCTACATCAAGCAGTTCATCAAGTAGTGGTGGTAGTTCACAATCAAAAAATAAATTAGAAAAAGCTCAGTCTGGATCACAAACAAAAATGTCTGATTCAGATTTTATGACTAGCTTATCTAAAAACAAAAATTTTGCTGGTAGAACTGGAGCTGAAATGGCAGAAGCTGGTCATATATCTAAATCTAAAATTGGTGATTACGATAAAATAGCTGGTACATCTAGTTCAGATGGAGGTTCTTCAAGTAACAAGTCTTCAAGTAGCTCTAATAAATCTAGTGTACAAACAAATGTTAATAAAAAAACAACTGTACTTGGAGATCAAACACAAAAAGATATTTTAGATAAAGGTAAGGAAAAACTACAAAATAGAGCTAATAAGATTAAAGGAGAAAGAGAAGCAGCTATGCTTGAATCTCAACAGGATAGTATTAAAGTTGCAAACAAAAAACTAGCAGCAATGGGTGGACCTTTAACGCAAAGAAAATTAGATGTAGCACATAGATTTGGTCAAGCGGCAGGTAGAGACTATCTTGCCAAAGCTAAATCTTCTGAGCAAAACCCTAGGGGTGGTTATAATAGTCTTTTTAGCCGTAGCGAACTTACAGGTTTTTATGATAGCAGATCTGGTAGGGAAGGTAAAAAAGGTACAGGAGTAGGTGAAAAACCAAACAAGAAAATATCTAAAAGAAACCCTGAAGTAACAGAATCATTTATATATGGAACTGGAAGTTTAGGTCAAAGACCAATGCTTGAAGATTATCAAGGTGGTACACCTAAAATGCCTAAAGGACCTATGAAATTTGGAATGAAAAAATAAATGAAGAAAATTTGGGAGTGGTTAACAGGTAATGTCATCAAAGAAGTTGGTGAGGTTATTGATAACTTAACAACAACCAAGGAAGAAAAACTTGAGGCCCAAAGATTAATTACTCAAATATTAGAAAAAGCAGATAAAGAAGCACAGGAACAAGTTACAGAAAGATGGAAGGCCGATATGTCGTCCGATAGTAAATTATCGAAAAACATAAGACCAGCTGTTTTAATTTATTTAACTGTAATATTTACAGCTTGTGCTTTTTTTGATGGTAATATAGGTGAGTTTAAAATCGCAGAAGCTTATATACCTATTTTTCAAACATTACTAATTACAGTGTATGGTGCCTATTTCGTAGGTCGTAGTTGGGAAAAAGCAAAATCTATGCAAAAAAATAAAGATAATTAAATTATATAAAATGGCAGAATTAAATAAAATCGAAGATCAAGAACTAAAAACAGTTGTTGATCAACAAAAAGAATTAAATCAAGTATTAACTCATATTGGTGTATTAGAAGCTCAAAAACATAGTGCTCTTCATAAAATAGCAACATTAAACGAAGCTATTGAAACAACTAAAAAAGATTTAGAAAATAAATACGGAGCAGTCAATATAAACCTAGAAGACGGTACATATACAGAAATAGAAAAAACAGAAGAATAAATGGACAACGTTGTTAGAAAAATTAGCATAGGTGCTGATTATAAAAATGACGCTATGCATTATTCTGTAGGACAAGAAGTGTATGGCGGTCATACAATATCTCATATTTTATTTGAAGATAAAGATTCATCGTATAACATTTTTATTAAGAAAAACGAAGAGGTATTACCATGGAAAAAATTTAATTCCAACATGGCAATATCTATTGAGTATGATTTAAAGTATTAATGAAAAGTGTATATGATTTTATCGTTAAACCTATCGGTGAAAGATATGCAAATGTAAAAAAAATTAATGACAAAAATTTAATTTTAAATACTAAAATTGAAAATTGGAAATTTGTAAATAGATTTGCAGAAGTAGTATCCACACCTTTAGCATTACCTACACCTGTAAGAATAGGTGATATTGTTGTATTACATCAAAATGTATTTAGAAGATTTTACAATATGAAAGGTAAGCAAGTAAATAGTAGATCTCATTTCAAAGATGATTTATATTTTGCTAGTGTTGATCAATTATATTTGTATAAAAGAAAAAAATACTGGGAGTCTTTAAATGATAGATGTTTTATTATGCCTATTAAAAATAATAATACTCTATCAAATCAAAAAGAAACAAACAATATCGGTATATTAAAAATTGGTAATAATTCATTAGAAGCGCTAGAAATAAACCCAGGTGATGTGGTTTCATTTAAAGCTGGGTCTGAATGGGAGTTTAATATAGATGACGAGCGTTTATATTGTATGAAATCAAATGATATTTTATTAAAACATGAATATAAAGAAAACCAAGCAGAGTATAATCCACGCTGGGCAAAAAGCAGTTGATGAGTTAATAAAGGTAGCTAAAGAACCTATTGTAGACAGTGATGATGATATATCAGCTGATAGATTAAAAAACGCTGCAGCAACAAAAAAATTAGCTATATTTGATGCGTTTGAAATATTACAACGCATACAAGAAGAAGAGGATATGTTAAATGAAAAACCAAAAGAAACAAAAGCAAAAAGCTTTAAAGGTTTTGCAGAAGGTAGATCTAAATAATGTATACTAATTCACTATATAAAGTATTAGATAATTATATCAAACCTAATACTATAAAGAAAAATAATAGATATAAAAAATGGGAGTATGGTTATAATAAAGACCACGATGTAATTATTATAAGTAAAACAGGTAAAATAGGTGATATAATTGAAATACAAAACTTAAAAATTGCTTTACCTGCAAAAGAAAAAGTTCATGATTTTAAATCAGGTACTTGGGAATATACTCAAATACCAACTCCTTTAGTAAAAATAAAAACAATATTTGAGTGGGAACATTACCCATTAGATTTTAAAGAAACTTGGTATGATTACATTGATGAAGAATTTAATAAAAGAGAGCAAGGCTTTTGGTTCAATAATAAAGGCTTGGCTACTTACATTACTGGTTCTCATTATATGTACCTGCAGTGGTCCAAGATTGATGTTGGGAAACCAGATTATAGGGAAGCAAACAGATTATTCTTTATATTCTGGGAAGCTTGTAAAGCAGATAGCAGATGTTACGGGATGTGCTACCTTAAAAATAGACGTTCTGGATTCTCTTTTATGGCGTCAGGCGAAGCAGTCAATCTCGCGACCATTAGTTCTGATTCAAGATACGGTATTTTATCGAAATCCGGACCAGACGCTAAAACCATGTTTACTGATAAAGTCGTGCCAATATCCGTCAACTATCCATTTTTCTTCAAACCAATACAAGACGGTATGGATAGGCCAAAAACCGAACTGGCATATCGTGTACCTGCCAGTAAATTCACAAGGCGTAAGATACTCTCCGGTGAAAGGCCCGAGGAGCTCGAGGGGTTGGATACAACCATCGACTGGAAGAATACAGGGGACAACTCCTATGACGGTGAAAAACTCAAACTCCTTGTACATGACGAGTCCGGCAAATGGGAGCGGCCGAACAACATCATCAACAACTGGCGAGTTACCAAAACAACGTTAAGATTAGGTAGTAGAGTTATAGGAAAATGTATGATGGGTAGTACCTGTAATGCATTAGACAAAGGAGGTGATAACTTTAAAAAAATCTATTATGAATCAGACGTTACAAAAAGAAACCGCAATGGACAGACTCGCTCGGGACTATATAGTTTGTTCATACCTATGGAATGGAACTACGAGGGATACATTGATTCTTATGGCTTACCTGTATTCGAAACACCAACTGAAAAAACCTTTGGACCACACGGTGTTGAAATAGATTTAGGTGTTATTAATTACTGGCAAAATGAAGTTGATGGTTTAAAAGGTGATCAAGATGCTTTAAATGAATTTTATAGACAATTTCCAAGAACTGAAGAACACGCTTTTAGAGATGAAGCAAAAGCTTCACTTTTTAACCTAACAAAAATATATGAACAAATAGATTTTAATGGTGATTTAAAACATAGTTCATTAATTACTAAAGGTAGCTTTCAATGGTTAAACGGTATTAAGGATACTGAAGTTGTATTTGTACCAAATAATAGCGGTAGATTTTTAATTACATGGGTGCCAAGTGAAAATCTTCAAAATCGTGTAATATTAAAAAATGGAATTAAATATCCTGGAAACGAAGACTTAGGTGCATTTGGTTGTGACCCTTACGATATATCAGGAACTGTAGATAAAAGAGGTTCTAATGGATCATTACATGGTATAACAGCTTTTAGTATGTTAGATGTTCCACCAAATCATTTCTTTTTAGAATATATAGCAAGACCTCAAACTGCAGAGATATTTTTTGAAGATGTATTAATGGCTTGTGTTTTTTATGGTATGCCAATATTAGCAGAAAATAATAAGCCAAGATTATTATATCATTTTAAACGAAGAGGATATAGAGGTTATTCTATGAACAGACCAGATAAACTTTATAATAAATTGTCTGTAACAGAAAGAGAGATAGGTGGTATACCTAATTCAAGTGAAGACATTAAACAAGCTCATGCTGCAGCTATTGAAACATATATTGAAAATTTTGTAGGTTTAAAAGATACAGGTTACGGTGATATGTATTTTCAAAGAACCTTAAACGATTGGAGTAAATTTAATATAAATAATAGAACACAGCATGACGCATCAATTAGTTCTGGTTTAGCTTTAATGGGTTGTAACAAAAACAGATATAAACCTATACCAACACGCGAATTAAAATCATATGATTTAGGAATAAAAAGGTATGATAATAGAGGTATTGTTTCAAAAATTATGAAATAAATGAATATAAATTATAATGCTAACAGCGCTTTTCCCAGTCAGGTAGTACCTTTGGAGGAAAAATTAAGTTTAGAGTATGGTAGGCAAGTTGCCAACGCTATACAATCTGAATGGTTTGCGCAAGGTAGAACCAATGGTAATAGGTATTTAACAACGTTTAATAATTATCATACACGTAGGCTTTATGCTAAAGGTGAACAACCTGTACAAAAATATAAAGATGAGTTATCTATTAACGGTGATTTATCTTATTTAAATTTAGACTGGAAACCAGTACCTATATTATCTAAGTTTATTGATATACTTTCAAATGGTATTTCAAATAAAGATTATGATATAAAAGCATTTGCACAAGACCCAGTGTCTGTTAAAAAAAGATCAACATACGCTTCTAACTTAGCAAAAGATATGTTTGGTCAAGATATTATTAATAAAGTTCAACAAACTACAGGTAAAAATATATCTAAAACAAACATACCTGTAAATGATTTGCCTAAAAGCATAGAGGAAATGGAACTGCATTTGCAGCTTTCATATAAACAAGCTATTGAAATAGCTGAAGAAGAAGCAATAAATCAAGTGTTAGATAAAAACAAATATGATTTATTAAAACGTAGAATCAACTATGATTTAGTTACACTTGGTATAGCAGCTGCTAAAACAAATTTTAATGTAAGTAATGGTATAACATTAGATTATGTTGATCCTGCTTATATGGTTTATTCATATACTGAAGACCCTAACTTTGAAGATATTTATTATGTTGGAGAAGTAAAAGCAATGACTGTGCCAGAAATTAAAAAGCAATTTCCTAATATATCAGATAGTGAATTAGAAAAAATACAAAAATCATATAGTAATGATAATTACATTTATGGTTGGGGTGCTTATGATAAAAATACTGTACAAGTATTATATTTTGAATATAAAACATATATGGATCAAGTATTTAAATTAAAATATACTGATCAAGGTTTGGAAAAGATATTAGAAAAAACAGATATGTTTGATCCACCTGAAAATGATAAATTTGATAGAGTGTCAAGATCTATTGAAGTTTTATTTCAAGGTGTAAAAGTTTTAGGTACAGATATGATGCTTGAGTGGAAAATGGCAGAGAATATGACAAGGCCTATGGCTGATACTACCAAGGTAGAAATGAATTATGCTATTTGTGCTCCACGAATGTATAAAGGTAGAATTGAATCTATCGTTACCAAAACAATGGGTTTTGCTGACATGATACAGTTAACTCATTTAAAATTACAACAGGTAATATCACGTATGGTACCTGATGGTGTATTTTTAGACATGGACGGTTTAGCTGAAGTTGATTTAGGTAATGGTACTAATTATAATCCAGCTGAAGCTTTGAATATGTATTTTCAAACTGGTTCGGTTGTAGGTAGATCACTAACACAAGACGGCGATTTAAATAGAGGTAAAGTACCTGTGCAAGAATTATCCACATCGGCTGGGCAAGCCAAAATAGGTTCTTTAATTAACACATATAATTACTATGTGCAAATGATTAGAGATGTAACCGGGCTAAGTGAAGCTAGAGATGGTACTTTACCAGACAAAGATACATTAGTTGGTTTACAAAAAATAGCGGCCCAACAATCTAATATAGCTACTAAACATATTAATAATGCTAGTCTATATTTAACATTAAGATTATGTGAAAATATTTCTAAAAAAATAGTTGATGTATTAAATTATCCATTAACAAGAAACTCATTAATTGAAAGTATATCTGTTTTTAATGTTAATACTTTAAATGAAGTTAATAATTTAAATCTACATGACTTTGGTATATTTTTAGATTTAGAACCAGACGAAGAAGCTAAAGCTCAGTTAGAACAAAATATACAAGTAGCATTACAAACACAATCAATTAATTTAGAAGATGCAATTGATCTTAGACAAATACGTAATTTAAAGTTAGCTAATCAAATGCTTAAACAAAAACGTAGACAAAAAGCAGAAAGAGATCAACAAATTGCTCAACAAAATATGCAAGCTCAAGCTCAATCAAATGCACTGTTAGCGCAACAAACAGCTGAAGCAGAAACACAAAAACAACAAATTTTAACTCAACAAAAAATACAAGTTGAAGAAGCTAAATCGCAGTTTGAAATACAACGTATGCAAACTGAAGCTCAAATTAAACAAACGCTAATGGCTGAAGAATTTAACTTTAACATGCAATTAGCTAGAGAAAGAATAAAATCAGAGCAAGTAAAAGAAAGTGAAATAGAAGACAGAAAAGATAAAAGAGTACAAATGGAAGGTACTCAACAATCTCAAATGATTCAGCAAAGGCAAACCGATGGTACGCCTATTGATTTTGAATCCACTAATGATAGTTTAGGTGATTTTGGCTTAGAAGCCTTTGGACCTAGATAATTTTTTAAATTTTATAATATTATATTATGGCAGAAGAAAAAGCGGCCGTTGAGGTCAAACAAGAGGGTGATTTTAAAATAAAATCAAAACCTAAAAAACCTAAAAATTTAGGTGAAAATAAAACTGAACCTGTAAAGGTAGATTTAACAAAAGATCCAAACGTAAAAGTAGAAGATCCTATAAAAGTAGAAATTAAAAACGAAGACAATGCCGTTCAAACACAAGAGACAGATGATAGCAATGTTGTTGTCGAAGAACCAAAAGACAGTGCAGACAGCCAAGAAGTGGTTGAAGAAGTACGGGAAACCGACGAAAAACTAAGCACGCCATTACAGGAAATAACTGAAGATGAACTTGATGAAAAAACTACAGAGCTTTATGAAAAAGCAGAAGAAGCAGTTAAAGATCAAGTAAAAGAAGGTAAACCTTTACCTGAAAACATAGAGTCACTAGTTAATTTTATGACAGAAACTGGTGGTACTATGGAAGATTATGTAAGACTTAATTATGATTATTCAGCAGTAGATGATCAATCATTGTTAAGTGAATATTATAAAAATACTAAACCACATCTTAATTCAGAAGAAATTAATTTTTTGATGGAAGATAAGTTTAAGTATGATGAAGAAATTGATGAGCCAAGAACTATTAAAATTAAAAAATTGGCTTTCAAAGAAGAAGTTGCAAAAGCTCGTAAAGAGCTTGAAGCTATGAAGAGTAAATACTATCAAGAGATCAAGTTGAGACCTGGTGTTACTCAAGAACAGCAACAAGCTACGGACTTTTTCAATAGATATAATGAGCAGCAAGAAGCCTCAAAGAAACAAGCTGAGGATTTTAAAACTCAAACTAATCAACTTTTTAACAATGATTTCAAAGGTTTTGATTTTAATGTTGGTGAAAAGAAGTTTAGATATAAAGTTACTAATCCAAATCAAGTAGCACAAACACAGACTGATATAAATAATTTTATTAGTAAATATTTAAATAAGGACGGTAGTGTTGCTAATCCAGCTGGTTATCATAAAGCTTTGTACGCTGCAATGAACGCGGACACAATCGCTAACCATTTTTACGAACAAGGAAAAGCTGATGGAGTAAAATCCATAGTGGATTCTTCTAAAAACTTAAGTACAGATAAGCCAAGGCAAGTTGCCGATGGTAACACATTTGTTAATGGTTTAAAAGTAAGAGCAATTAGTGGTCAAGATTCGTCTCGATTAAAAATTAAAAAACGTAAATTTAACTAATTAAAACTTTTAAATTATGGCTTTAAACCCACAATTCGGTACGATAGTTCCATCGCAACAACAACAAATTCTTGCGGACAACTATCTAGTATTTGACGCGGGTGGACAAGGTAACTTTGCACAACAATATTTACCAGAGCTTTACGAAGCTGAGGTAGAGAGATATGGTAACAGAACGTTATCAGGTTTCTTACGTATGGTAGGTGCTGAATTACCTATGACATCTGATCAAGTAATATGGTCTGAACAAAACAGACTACACATCGCTTATGATGACTGTACTCAAACGGGTGCAGGTAACACTATTAATGTAAATCCAGGTGGTGCTGCAAACATTATAAACGTTATCTCTCCACAACAAACAATTGTTGTTATGGACGATTTTGGTAACGAATCAAAATGTTTAGTATCTATATCTGGTACAGGTGGTAACGTAGATGTTATTTCTGTATTACCTTACGGTTCTGCAAGTTTAGCAACAGAAGGTATTGTTGGTAACGTAAAAATATTTGTATATGGTTCTGAATATCCAAAAGGAACAAATACAACTATTGCTCCTGCACTGGCTCAAGGTGCGTTGCAAGTTGCTGGTAATGACTTTCCAATACAAACTGTTACACCTGCTTTCACGCAGTTTTCTAACAAACCAATTATCATTAGAAATCAATATGCTATCAATGGTTCTGACACAGCTCAGATCGGTTGGGTAGAAGTTGCAACTGAAGATGGTACTTCTGGTTACTTATGGTATTTAAAAGCTGAATCTGAAACAAGATTAAGATTTGAAGACTATTTAGAAATGGCTGTTGTTGAAGGTGAGCAAGTAGCTGCTGGTTCTGGTATTGCTGGAATTACAGGTACAGAAGGTTTGTTTGCTGCTATCGAAGATAGAGGTAACGTACAAGTTGGCTTCCAAGCTGCAACAGGTATTAGTGACTTTGATGATATTCTTAGAAACTTAGATACTCAAGGAGCTATTGAAGAAAACATGTTATTCTTAAATAGAAACTCTAACTTAGACTTTGATGATATGCTAGCTAGTATTTCAGCTGGTGGATCAGGTGGTACAGCTTATGGATTATTTGAAAACTCTGAGGAAATGGCATTAAACTTAGGTTTTAGTGGCTTCCGAAGAGGTTCTTATGACTTCTATAAAACTGACTGGAAATACTTAAACGATGCGTCAACAAGAGGTGCGATGACAGGGCCTGCTTCAATTGAAGGAGTGTTAATACCTGCTGGTACTTCAACTGTATACGATCAAATTCTTGGAACTAACATTAGACGTCCTTTCTTACACGTAAGATATAGAGCGTCTCAAGCAGATGACAGAAGAATGAAGTCTTGGTTGACTGGTTCTGTTGGTGGAGCTTTCACTAGCGAACTTGATGCTATGACTGTAAACTTCTTATCTGAAAGATGTTTAGTTGTACAAGCTGCGAATAACTTTGTGTTATTCAAAGGAGTGTAATACTTTTTAAGGTAATGGGCGCTTCGGCGCCCTTATACCTTTAATTATTTAATTATATTATATTATGGCTAAAAAACAAAAAGCAGAGGTGGCTGTTGAAGAACCTGTAGTTAAGGTTGCTCCACCAAAAAAACCAATTAATACTTGGGAAATAAAATCAAGAACTTATTTAGTTAAAGGCAAGAAACAACCTTTAACTTTAACTATACCTAGTAAGCATACACGTAAACATGCTTTATTATATTTCGATAGAAATAAAGGAGAGCAAAGAGAATTAAGGTATGCTACTAATATGAACTCACCATTTGTAGATGAACAAAAGGGTGAAGTAACACTAGGTCATATAACTTTTAAAGATGGTGTATTAACTGTTCCTGAAAGTAATCAAATACTTCAAAAATTATTAAGTTTATATCACCCACTAAAAGGTAAAAAATACTATGAGTTTGATTCTGTAGAAGTTGCGGAAGATGAATTAGATACACTAGAAATGCAATTAAATGCTTTAAATGCAGCTAATAACATGGGTGTAGATCAAGGAGAAGCAATATTGAGAGTTGAACAAGGTAGTAAAGTCTCTAATTTAAAGTCTCAAGAAATAAAAAGAGATTTATTATTATTTGCTAAAAAGAAACCAGCGTTGTTTTTAAGTTTAGCTAATGATGAAAATGTTGAGCTTAGAAACTTTGGTATCAAAGCAACTGAAGCCAATATCATAACTCTTTCACAAGATCAAAGAACTTTTCACTGGGGTCAAACAGACAGAAAATTAATGACTGTTCCATTTGATGAAAATCCATATTCAGCTTTAGCAGCATGGTTTAAAACTGATGAAGGTGTAGAAGTTTATAAATCTATAGAAAAAAGACTATAAACAAGTGATAATATAAAGGGTAGTGTCACGCTACCCTTTGTATTATAATTTAAATATAAATATGGCTATAAACGTAAACACTGTGTATCAAACAGTCCTGTCAATATTAAATAAAGAGCAGAGAGGTTATTTAACTCCTGATGAATTTAATAAAACAGCAACACAGGTACAACTAGAGATTTTTGAAAAATATTTTGAAGATTTAAATCAACAACTTAGAGTACCACAAGCTGATGTAGATTATTCTGACAGAGTAATGAACTTAGATGAAAAAATAGCTATATTTAAAACATTTGGTGATGCTGCATATGTAGCTGCAACACCTACCACACCCGCTTATTTTACTTTGCCTCAAACAAGTAAGTTCGGTGTTAATGTAGATTTTTATAGAATAGGTACAGTTACCTATACAGATTCTAGAAATAATCAATTAGAACTTCAAAGATTAGGTCGTACAGATTTTTATAACATAGAAAGATCTCCACTTACAAAAGCGACTGAGGCGTTTCCAACATATTTATTAGAAAGTCCTGGTAATCCCAACACTATAAATCAACCAATGAATATAAACATACCTAATATTTTATTTGTTAATCCATTAACTATACAAAATAATATTCAAGTAGATTTTATAAGAAAACCATTAAATGTTATATGGGGTTTTACAACAGGAACTAGAGGGCAATATATTTGGAATGAAAACTTTTTTGATGCTGCAACAGGTTTAGGATCTATTAATTTTGAATTACATGAATCAGAACAAACTAATGTTATATTAAGAATTTTAGCATATGCTGGTATAATTATAGAAGATCCTACTATCGTAAGCTTAGCAGCTCAACAAGTACAAGGTAAAGAAGTAAATAAAAGAAGTTAATAAATGGCATTAATAAACGAAACTAATCAACAATATTACGCAGGAGCTCAGGGGTTTACTGTTCAAGATGCAGCTGGTCAACAAGACTTTACTTTTACATTTGACACAAATTTAGTTTTTGGTGATTCAAACCCTAATAGTGTAGATTATGCTTTAAATAACTTTAAATTGTATCACAGTACTAATGGGTTAACTTATACTGAAATAGGTGATCCAGCAGGGCCTTATGCGCCTTATACAGTTAGTGGTAACACAATACAACTAGCGGCTGTTGTTCCACAAAACGAAATTGTTGTATGTCAATTAAAAAGATTAGATGGTGGTAGTTATGGTGCTAGAGATGCTTATGGAACTACAACTGAAAAAAATTATGGTAGCTATAGATATGTAAAATTAGACGATATTGTAAATAATTTTATAGTAGCTTACGTAGGCGCAGGTAAGTTAATACCTAGTGTCAAAAGAACTGATTTAATATTTCATGCTAAACGAGCTTTACAAGAGTTTAGCTATGATACATTAAAAAGTATTAAATCTCAAGAACTAACTATACCACCAAGTTTAAGCGTAGTAATACCTCAAGACTATGTTAACTACGTTAGGATGTCGTGGATAGATATGCAAGGTGTACAAAGAATAATTTACCCTGCAAATAATTTAACAGACGCACCTTATAGAACACCTACACAAGATCAAAGTGGATTACCTATTCAAGATAATTTTGGTCAAAACGTACAAGGTTCATCTATAACACAAGAGCGATGGGTTAATAATAATCCTAATTTTATAGATCAAGCTTTCAATCAAGAACAATACAATGCTGGTTTAGATTGGTGGGGATATGAATGGGGCTATGGCGGTATGTGGTTTTGGGGCTATGGTCAATTATACGGCAATGATCCACAATATGCTCAAAAAAATGGTTGGTTTTATTTAAACGAAAGAGAAGGTAAAATATCTTTTTCTAATAATTTAAGAGATAGATTAATTATCTTAGAATATATATCAGATGGTTTAGCTTATGACATGGATAGTGAAGTACCTAAATTAGCTGAAGCTGCTATTTACGCTTATATGTCACATGCTGTTTTAGCAAGTAGAATTAATCAACCAGAATATATAGTACAAAGATTAAAAAGAGATGCTAGTGCAAAACTTAGAAATGCAAAAATAAGATTATCTAACATTAAGCTTGACGAAATAGTTCAAGTGATGAGAGGTAAATCTAAATGGATAAAACACTAAAATATGCCACAAAGTAAAAATGTCTTTATCAAGTCTAAGATGAACAAAGATCTTGATGATCGTTTGTTACCTCAAGGGCAATATAGAGATGCATTAAATATACAAGTCAGTAAATCTGAGTCGGAAGATGTAGGTGCGCTAGAAAATGTTTTAGGTAATAAATCAGTTGTTAATTTTGAAACTGTTACAGGTGAAGATGATGTTATTGTTGTTGGTTATCATGTTTCAGAAGTTAGATCTACTATATATTTCTTTTTAACAAATAATACTAAAAGCAGTAATCCTCAAGGTATATATATAAGAGATGCTAAGAATTTTATTATTGCGACTCAAATAACAGCTAATTCTGCTATTACAAATACTATATTAGTACAAGGACCTTTTTTAAATTTTTGGGAAGGTGCACAAATTACTAGTGTTAATTTATTAGAAAATTTATTATACTTTACTGACAATAGAAATCAACCTAGAAAAATAAACGTAGATTTTGCAGCAGACTCACCTAACTATTATCAAATAGAGGATACTATTAGTGTAGCAAAATATTTACCATACACATCACCAGTGTTATGGCAAGAGGTAACTCAACAGGTTATTAATGATAGTGGTACACCCGCTGATTTACAACCAGCTTTAGGTGCTTATCAAACTACAATGCAAGATGTTGTTAGTGAATTTTTACCTGATGGCACAACTAATAACCCCTACCAAAACCCTGTATATCAAGGTGATCCAGATTACTTAGAAGACAAATTTGTAAGGTTTAGTTATAGATTTAAATTTGACGATGGAGAGTATTCTGTGTTTGCACCATTTACTCAAGAGTGTTTTATACCACAACAAGACGGTTATTTTTTATTTACAGATGTTGAGGACAATGATATGTCAAATACATATCGTAGTACAGTTGTAGATTTTATGGAAAATAAAGTAAATCAAATTACTTTATTAATTACAATGCCAGCGTGTGCAGATCCTAACGCGTATTCTGGCGATATAACTACCTTACGAAATGTATGTGATCATTTTAAAATTACTGAAATAGAAATACTATATAAAGAATCTAATAGTAACGCGGCTTTAGTTGTTGATACAATAACCGAAGATCAAATAGAAGCTCAATTTGACCCTGCTAATCCAAGTAATGTATTTTTATATAAATATTCTGGAACTAAACCTTTTAAAACTTTACCTGAAGCAGATTTAATTAGAGTTTTTGATAAAGTACCAGTAAAAGCTTTAGGTCAAGAAGTTATTAGTAATAGAATTGTTTATAGCAACTTTCAAACTAGACACACACCTCCAACTATAGATTATAATGTAGGTGCTGGTGAAAAGCAAAACTTTGATGTTACGACACCTGTGACGCCTGTATCATGGAACGTAACATTTGTAGAATATCCTAACTCCACATTAAAACAAAACAGAAACTATCAAGCAGGTTTTGTATTATCAGATCGTTTTGGTAGAACAACTTCAGTTATATTATCCAACGACGCCGATGTATCTGCTACTGCTAGTGCTTCACAATTATCCACAGTATATTCACCTTACTTAGAATCTTCCGCTCAAGGTGGTCCACAAATAGATACATGGCCAGGTAATGCTTTGTTTGTACAAGTAAACTCAGAAATAAGTGAAACACCTGTACCTTTAACTTTATATCCAGGAACATTTAATGGTAATTCAGATTCTTCGAGCTATAATCCTTTAGGTTTTTATTCGTGGAAAGTAGTTGTAAAACAACAAGAACAAGATTATTATAATGTATATTTACCTGGTGTATTAGCAGCTTATCCACAAGATCCTACTCAAGAATTAGGTTTAACATCTCATATGGCATTAATAAATGATAACATTAATAAAGTGCCAAGAGATTTAAGTGAAGTAGGACCTGAACAAAAACAATTTAGAAGCTCTGTTCAATTATTTGGTAGAGTAGAAAACACAGAGATAGCTGGCAGTGTTATTGATTTTGGTGTGGTTAATAAGCAATATTTTCCAGAAAGATTTTCAGATACTGTATCTACTATTTCTACAATGTTTGATTTATTTAATGTAGATGTAACCATCCAAATTCCAGCTGATTTTGAAGTTTTTTATGAAGATGAATCAAATCCTTTAATAGCTAGAGTAAGTACTAAAAATAAATTTGGTGCAGTTGAGCCTACTAATTGGCCCGTTGCAGCTCAACAAGCGGATTTACAACAGTTAGCTGTATATGAAACAGAACCTGTAGAGTCTAGATTAGATATATATTGGGAAACAAGTACATCAGGTACTGTAGCTCAATTAAACGAACAAGTTCAAGCAACAGGTGGTCAAACTATTTTTTCATTAGAAAACTTACAATGGAACTTTACTGAAGGATATGGTGTTTACACAGGTAACCCCGCTGCTCCTGAACCAGGGCCTGGTAGTGGTGGAGGTGATGCAGATAGAGCTGTAATAGCTGGGCCTATATGGTTTGAAGATCCTACTACTACTGAAATACAAAATGTTAATTTATTATCATATAGCTTTATAGACAACGCTGGTATATCAAGAGCTTCTAATGTAAATCCAACTGATTTTGAAATATTAAAAATACAAGGTACTCTTAACGGTGGACCTGGTACATACACAGATTATTTAGGTAATCAAGTTGTATATCAACCTACAGGTCAACCATTTGCTTGGGATACATTTATTATAGTAAATAAAACTTATAAGTTATATGAAACCGCTAGTGTTAACACTACGGAATTTAATATAACTATTACTGTTGAAGATGCTGGTTTAGTAGTGCCTGTACCAAAAACATTTACCTTAACTCCTAATAGCAATGGTACTATTATGGCTAACAAAGACACTATTATTGTTGGTGGTGAGACATTTGGAAGTAATCCTATAACATGGGGTGATATAACATCTCCATTTGTTTATACACAAACATGCCCTCCAGCTCAAGTAGTTATGGATTATGGAGTATTAGGTAATAATTTACAATTTTACGGAAACAATGGTGCAAATAGAAATGGTCAAGGGGCAGGATATAATAACCAACAAGGTTTACAATGGGCTATTACAAGTGAAGCAAATGGTGGTGTGGCAACAACTGATTTTCAAATAGATGCTAACACAGGTATAATTACACAGACAAACGCTGGTTCAGCTCAGGGTTTTTATATTTTAAGAATACAATGTAGTGGTCCCGATGGTACTGCTTCTATTTGTGATTTAAATTTAATAGTTGGAGAAAGTCCTACGGATGGTTCATTTTCTGATGGTAATTTTGGTGGAACAGGACTTATATTAGACGCCGATGGAGCGTTTGTTATTAGCTTACACAACAACTCTAATAATTTTGCATCAGATAAAGGTATTGTTCAATATCCAAACGATATAAATAATAGTACGGGTTGGAATCAACTATACCAATCACAAAGTTGTAATAATATTAATTCTGGAGGTAGTGGTCCTACATTTGCAGAAGCTATACAACTTCAAGGTACAAATGGTGGTTATGGATTACAAAATGGAACTGGTTATATTCAAATGCGTATGACGGCTTCAGCTCCTTATTTAATTCAAAGTTTGTTAGGTCAAGATTTAAAAGCTGATTTGCAATGGAACATAGAATATAGAGATCCTAATGGTGCTGGTTATCCTAACAATTGGGAACCTGCTGTAGACATAGAAGGTAATGTTTTAACAAGTAATTCAAACTTTGGTACATCAGTAATAAACCCTATACAGTCTAATAATACTCAAGTTATTAGTGATCACACAGGTAATAGTGTTAACAACATGGTTTATGGCGCAGATAATGATTTTGCAGGAAGTGCTGGTGTAAATAAAATAGCTGTACGCGTGCAAACTAAAACAAGTAATTTTAGTGATTTTGGTGAAGCAGATTTTTCAAAGTGGGCAGTTGTAAATACACCTGGTGAATATAGAGTAGTTACAAATAATTTTGGTGGTGATTGTTCAGAATGTATAGGTTGTAACGGTGTGCCTAGTGCTCAAAATTATCAAAATAGTTTTTTCTTAAATTTAAGTGTAGGTGATTTTTACTATGGCTTTGGTAATCAAAGAGCTTTTGTTTACCAATATAATCCCGCTGGTCAATCTACGAGATCTGGCGCAGAGAATTTAACTAGCTTTACGCAAACTGTATATGCTAGAGAACCTTTATTAAGATATGTATCAAGATTTTATACAGACCCAGCATTAACAAACCCAGCTGGTGTTATTATTACTTTTGGTAATTATGTAGCATATAAAGCGGGGACAGCTGCGGGCACAGGTTTTTCTTTACCAGGAAACGCACAAGGAAATCAAATTATTGCTCCAAGTACATTAAGTAGAGTTGCAGAAAATGCATCTATAAATAATGGTAATTCTACTACTACACAAGATAAAAGAGTTTGGGTTGGGCAATTTACTGGAACAGGAGTTAAACTTGCTGGAACATCTGAACCTAGAACCGCTTAAAAACCTGTAATTAAATATATTATGGCGCTTATTGAAGTAAAATTTTTTAATTCCTTTGTATTACGAAAGACTGTTGATGAAGAACCATTATCTGCTGGACCAGGGGTACCTATATGGCAAGGATCAAGAGGTATACCACAAGTAGTTGGTGGTTATGCACAAGGTACAGCTTTTAATAGTGAATATAATTGGGTTATTGAAGAATCTAGAATCAGAGGTGGTTATAACAATACATCTGTATCGTTAGGCGCTAAGGCTTATTTAGTTGAAGAAGAACCTCAAGGCGCGATTAGAGGTAATGCTATGATATACTCAGGTATATTTAATTCTAGAACAGGTATAAATAATACAAATCAATTTCCTGTAGGTTCAGATATAACCAAAGGTGTAGATCCAGCAAACGGTAGTATACAAAAATTATACGCAGAAGATACTAACTTAATTATATTTCAAGAAAAGAAAGTTAATAAAGCATTGATAGATAAAGACGCTATATATACCGCTGAAGGTGGTGGTGTACCTGTTAGTCAACTAAGGTTAGTTATAGGTCAAATTGTTCCTTATGCAGGAAACTTTGGTATAGGTACTAATCCAGAAAGTTTTGCAGTATATGGTTACCGTAAATATTTTGTAGATAAAAATAGAAATGCTGTATTAAGATTATCTCGTGATGGTATAACTGAAATATCTAACTATGGTATGATAGACTTTTTTAGAGATAATTTAAGTACTATTGATTCAGCGGCGTTTGGTGATGGTTATATTCCTGGAGGTTGGGATATTTATACAAAACAATACACAGTATCTTTACAAGACGCTGATACAGGTATAACAGGTACAGATTATAATACTTTACAGTTTGATGAAACTGTATTAGGTTGGCCATCAAGATATAGCTTTAAGCCAAGATTTATGTTTAGTTTAGCTAATAGGTTTTATAGCATAGAAAATCAAGATACAGGTAACGCTGATAAATTATATCAACACAATAGAAGTGATGTATCAAGAGCAAGTTTTTATGGTGTAGAAAATAAATCTAATATAACTTTTGTAGTAAATCCTGATGTAGGTATTAGTAAAGTATTTAAAACAGTTAACTATGAAGGTAGTAATGGTTGGTATATAAAACATTTTGTATCTGATATTCAAGGTGTTGATAGTTTTGAAATAAGTGGTATTACTGGTGAACCAATTTGGTTATTACCACCACAATTTAGAGATGCAACAAATATAATATACAGTTATTATGAGGGTGAATATGTAATCAACCCAACAACAGGTAATGCGGTATATAAGTTTGAAACATCACCTGGTTTAGGTAATGACTATGTTACAGTATTGGGTACAGATGATCCACCTTTTAACAGAGAGTATGCTGGTTTTAATAGAAAAGAAAATAAATACTATGCTAATCTAGTTCAAAGTAACACGGAAACAGAAGATCTTATTACATACAGTACTATAAGACCAGGTGAAGTTAGATTTGGCCCTGAGCTTACAGGTATAAAAGCTTACTATTGTACAGTCACAATAGAAAATGATGATAATACAAACCCAGGCGGTATGAAAGAATTATTCGCTGTTAATACTGAGTTTGTAAAAAGCAGTTAAATTATATGGAATTAAAAGCAAGAACGCTAACTGATAATGACTGGGAGTTGTTAGTAAGTTGGTGGGAGGGATGGGGTTGGCCCATTGTCCCTAAAGATATATTACCTGATAATGGAACAGGTGGTGTAATGGTTGAACATGAAGGTAAACCAATAGCCGCTGGTTTTATATATTGGAGTAATTCAGGTTTATGCTGGTTTGATTGGGTTGTATCTGATCATAACGGTAACAAAAGAATAAGACCATTTGCTGTAAAGTTTTTAATTGAAACAGCAGAGCAAATGATTAAAAATGCAGGTAAAAAATGCATTATGTCAATAAGTAGAAGCAATAGTCTACTAAAAATACATAAAAGATTAGGTTGGTCAGTTGATGAAAAACCATCATATGAAATGATTAAAAGATTAAATTAAACAATATGGCAGCAGTAACAGCAATAGCAGCAGGCGTAAGTGCGGTTTCATCTGTAGTAGGTGGTGCTGTGCAGGCGGGGCAAGCTAAAAAACAAGCTCGTAGAGCTAGAAATGCTAAAGAAGCAGCGGCTTGGAAAGTAGAAGAATTACAAAACAGCCGTCAAGAAATTATAAACCCTTTTGCAGGAGTTACAGATCTTTCAGCTATGGCATCAGATTTAAGCGGTATGCTTAGTAATCCCTTTAATCAATTAGGTGTTGCTACTCAAGCTGCAGAGTTTCAAGCTGAAGAAGCTGATATTGCTCTAGCAAATACATTAGATACTTTAATGGCTACAGGCGCTAGCGCGGGTGGAGCCACCGCTTTAGCACAAGCTGCATTAAGAAGTAAAAAAGATATTTCAGCTAGCATTGAACAACAAGAAGCTCAAAATGAAAAATTAAGAGCTCAAGGAGAACAACAGTTGATGCAGGCTAGAATGAGTGAGCAACAAAGATTACAAAACATAGCTATATCAGAAGGGCAAAGAATACAACAAGCAGATGCTCAAGGTAAAATATTTGAGTTCCAAGCTCAAGAAGATAGAACTAACGCTGACATATCTTACAATATAGCTAAAGAAACAGGTGCCGCTCAAAGAGAAGCTCAAGCTCAAAGAGATAGAAGCAAAGCTATTGGAGGTATATTTACCGGTATTGGTAATGTAGCTGGCAGTGTTGCTAGTGCTGGGTTAGGCGGAGCATTTTCAGCGGATCACGCGAATTATATAGGAAAAGTTACTTAAATTATGGGATACAAAATACCACCACCAGATTTTACATTACCTCCGATGGAAGAGAGTGTTGCTGAAAAAGGACTCACTTCTTTAGCAGATAATATATCAAAAGGTTTTGCAATGGCTATGGCTGCAAATCAAAAAGCTAAAGCTGAAGCAGAAAAATTAAACAAAGAAAAATCAAAAGCAAGAAACAAAATATTAAATAATCAATACAAACAAAAAACAACATTTAATAAAGGCCTACAAGAAAAAGGTATTGTTGATGATGAAAATAAAAGTGATGATTTGTTTGATCAATTTGGTAAAGAAGTAGATTTTTTAGGTGACCAGGCTTTAGAAGCTCAATTAGTTACAAATTTTTCAGAGTTTGATGATGATGATACTACGCTTGTAACTGATGCTTTAAATTTAACTGATGCACAAAAAAAGTTATATGTAAAAGACGGTAGAATTAGTAGATCAAATTTATTAGACATAGTTAATAACTTTGATGCTTACACTTCTTCAAGCATGGAAGAAATGGGTGGTTTATTAGCTGATACTAAAACTTTATTAGATCCAACACAAATAGATAAAGCAATAGTTGTAGGTGATAGAAACACAGGTGAACAAATGGCTAATGAAATAGCACTTACTAATGTAGGTATAGGTGGTAATGGAGAAGCATTTGATGTTAGTGGTAATGCTAGTGCTACTAGAACATTAGAAAGAGAGGGTAATAATAATTTTATTGTTTCTAAGGTTACAATACCAGGAAGTTCAGATTATTTAAAAGATAACATGTCTATAATAAATAGCGCTAAGAATAACGGTAAACTATATAAAGGTATAGTTGAAAATTCTGATGGATCTTATACTTTTACAAGTAGAATACCTGTTACTGGTTACGCTAGTGAAAATGGTATGGATTTAGTGGTTGATAAAATTGATTTAATGAAACCTAATGCTACGTTAGAAGCTGCAGGTGTTTATAAAAATAATACATGGAGTGATCAATTGGTAGATTTAAACACGGTAAAAACTACCGAAGACTTAGATAATAAACAAACTAGAAACACTGAGTTTAATTTAATTGACATGAGCAAAGCTCAAAATAGTACTGATTTTTTAATTGAACTAAATACTACTTATGGTAATGTTTTTAAAAGCCCTAACTACACAAACGAACAACGCGATCAATACTTGTTAGATTTAGGTATAACTGAATCTTGGGCTGAAGTATCTAAAAAACCAAATCATGAAGACGATATAAAAAGAGTAATGAGATCAAATGTATTTGATACTTTTATGACAAGCTCTTATCAAAATGGTGTAGGTGGTCAACAAACTATACAAGTAGATGACAATAATAAATCATATGACTCTGTTTTAGCACAGGCAGTTAGCGCTGGCATGATAGACCCAATAACAGGTAAACCTTATGAAGCAGGTAAAAAAGGACAAATATTATATGCTTTAGCTTCTGAAAAGATTACAACAACACCAAAAGAGGGTGACGGGAAAAGTGATCGGCAGGATTTGTATGGTGAATTCAAAAACGATCTTGAATCACTTAAAATAGCTGGATCAGTTGCATTACCAAACACTAATGGAAACAGTATAGCTTGGATAGATGGCGCTAATAAATGGGTAATTTATGAAAGATCTGGTGGAGCAACTAGTGGGGATTTTACACCAAGAGATTTAACGTCAGAGGAAGTTAAACAATTACTTGATAAATACGATTAATTAAATAAAATAATATGGAGCAAAAATATTTATGGAACGGTACTGAGTATACGTTCGGTGAATTAGTTATGCGAGCATCAGACGAAGGGGTAGGCGTCAATGAGTTTATAGAGCAAAATGGAATTCAAAGAATAGAACCGGATTTTCAAAAGGACACTGCAGAAGAGGATGCGGCTGCAGCTGTCGAACTATACCCTGGAGCATCAGAGCTGGAATTAGAGTTGGAAGAACTTTTATCGGACTACAATTCGAAATACACGGAATATCAAAGAACAAGAAAGGGAAGAGTACCACCAAATCAACAAAGTGATCTTAGTAAAATAAGACAAAAAGAATCAAGCATTCAAAATATATACGATGCTG